TAACTATATTAACAAATACAGGAGAAATAAAAATGTCAACACAAGGTCAAAACAAAATAGCCGACACAATAATGGAAACAGGTTACACATTCCAACAGGAACAGTTGCTACATGCATTGGAGAACCAAGTATGTACAGGTCTGTTGATGTGTAATCCAAGAGTGACAGGCTTTACATCGTTTGCAAAAGCTGTGCTTAATTTTATCAATGATAAGAAAGCACCTAAGACTAAGAATAACTTATACAAGTACTTAGTTGATAACGGTTACTATGAGGGCATACATAAATTCTCTTGGTCCAAGAGATAACACTTGACAGCCTATCCTACTTAATGTAGGATAGGTACAGAAAGCGAGGAAATAATATGACACAAATGATTAAAGCAACTAACCCTTACTCTAACCAGTCAACGATGTTAACACCAGAGGAACACAAGTTATACATCGAGATTAAGACAGCAGAGTTTGATGAGGATTATAACGTTATGCAAAAGAAATTGTCTAAGTTCAGTAGACTAAATGCAGCAGCATTTATGGTACTACTAGACTAACGAACACACAGAGTGTGGGCCTCGCATAGCCAGGCCCACAACCACAACGTGTGGCGCGCGCTCGCGCAGTGCTCGCACAATTCCATAGAGGTACCAGACCCATCCAGTAATTTGCAGTAAGTATATTTATTAATATAGTATATATAGAAAGGGGTCCCAAGGCCTACCCTTTATTGCTTGATTTGCACGGTTATAGCCTGTAAAAACCAAATGGGTTAACAAAAACACCTTTAAAAAAATTTTGCAAAAAAATATATGAAAATAGACCTAGAGAAGATTAAAAAGTTGCCACCCGACATCAAGAAGGACTACATGAAGATGTATCTAAGACTTGATGAAAAGAAAAAAATTTTAAAAATTAAAGAAGACTTTCTGTCATTTACCAAGCATATATGGCCAGAGTTCATTGAGGGTAAGCACCACAAAATTATTGCAGAAAAATTTAACAAGCTCGCTCGCGGCGAGATCAAAAGATTAATTGTTAATATGCCACCAAGGCACACAAAGTCCGAGTTCGCTAGCTCCTTGCTGCCCGCTTGGATGATCGGGCGTACGCCTAAACTTAAGATAATTCAAACTACCCACACCGGGGAACTAGCAATTAGATTCGGGCGTAAAGCTAAAACACTTATGGATTCTCCTGAGTATAAAGAAATCTTTGAGACGAGACTCAGGGAAGATAGTCAGGCAGCGGGTCGCTGGGAAACTGCACAAGGCGGCGAGTATTTCGCATCGGGTGTCGGGGGAGCGATTACAGGTCGTGGTGCGGATTTATTAATTATAGATGATCCTCACTCAGAGCAAGACGCAATGAACATGACAGCGCTGGAGAGAGCTTATGAATGGTATACATCAGGACCACGTCAAAGGTTGCAGCCCGGTGGAGCAATTGTTTGCGTTATGACCAGATGGAATACAAAAGACTTGACCGGTCAGCTATTAAAACACCAAAGCGAACCTAAATCAGATCAATGGGACCTGGTAGAGTTTCCAGCAATCATGCCATCAGGTAATCCTGTTTGGCCAGGCTATTGGAAATTGGATGAACTAGAAGCAGTTAAAGCATCTCTATCTATTGCTAAATGGAATGCGCAGTGGATGCAGAATCCAACGTCTGAGGAAGGTGCTATCATTAAACGAGAGTGGTGGAAAGTTTGGGACAAAGAACATATGCCTAAACTAGAACACATCATACAATCGTATGACACAGCATTTATGAAAAAGGAAACAGCCGATTACTCGGCTATTACAACGTGGGGCGTGTTTCGAGAGAATGAGGACAGTCCTTCTAATTTAATTTTACTAGATTCACTAAAAGGTAGATACGAGTTTCCAGAGCTAAGACGTGTTGCTAAAGAACAATATGATTACTGGCAGCCGGAGACTGTATTAGTTGAGGCGAAAGCATCTGGTTTACCACTAACCTATGAGCTTAGAGCTATGGGTATACCTGTTGTTAACTTCACTCCTTCACGTGGAAACGATAAACACACTAGAGTTAATTCTGTTGCACCTTTGTTTGAAAGTGGTATGATATGGGCTCCTGAACGAAAGTTTGCGGATGAGGTCATTGAGGAGTGCGCAGCGTTCCCTTATGGCGATCATGATGACTTAGTCGATAGTATGACTCAAGCTGTGATGCGGTTTAGACAGGGTGGATTAATTCCTCACCCAGAAGATTATAAAGATGAGCAGATCATCAAAACAAAAAGGACGTATTACTAATGAATCGAGCAGAGGCAACATTTAAATTTTTTAGATCTTTAAAAAATCTTGTAGATCAAGGTCTTATTAAAAGTATAGATCAAGCTAAAGCTTTTGCTAAACAAGAGTTTGGCGAAGTGTCAGATCTTATGACACTACAAATCAATAAAATTTTTAAAAACAAAAATCAACCTGTTGTAGGTAAAAAAGATCCTATATTTGATAACACAGTAGAAACAATTCCCTTTGATGATACCGGCACTCCTTTCAATCCTAGAGACCCACAGAAAGTATATGGCAAACCTAAAGAAGGCATTAAGACTTTAGACGAAGCAGAGATGGATATAAAATCTATTGACGATGCAACAAATGAATTAAACGATGCAGTAACAGAAGCAGATGCTTTTTCAGAAAGCATAGGATTTCCTGCTGCAACTAAAAAAATTAAAAACGAACCGCTTGACCCGGATGATGTATTACCAAATTATAATGAAACTCCTGGTGAATTTGCCAGAAGAAACACATCCGGTTCAAAAGAAAATTTATTAGAGCAAATGAAAGCAGCTTACCCTCAAAGGTACAATAACCTAACTGGTAATGAAACAGCGGCAGAACTAAAAGGTATAATGGAAAAAGCAAATAAAACTGATGTTCCTTTTACTGAAGCAGATAAAATTGAAACAGACTTTGCTGAAATAGAAAATATGTTAAGTAAAGGAAATTTAGACGATTTATTTATAGACGGTAAACTGAATAAAAATGCAGTTTTAAAAACCGTAGAAGACCTTGAGATAGAAAAAATAGCAAAAAATAAAAACAGACAGATGACTCCTGAAGAACTTGAAGATTTTGAACTGGACATAGGAGGTGACAATTTAGAAGCTTACGATTTTGATGGTACTGTTGGTGACGGAGCAAGAATTTTAAAAGAACAGAAAAAATACATGGACGATATGTATTCTGAGTATAAAGCAGAAGGTGGATCAAAAAGATTAGGTGGACCAAAAGATCCCATGGCCGATGCAATTGATAATGCATCACCAGGGTATACTGGTGATCTTAAATATGATGCACAATTAGTAGCTGATGATTTAGCAGAAAAAATGTATGGCGTAGAGTATGATGATTTAACTCAAACTCAACAAATGGAACTCTATGATAAAGCTTACACAGCATTATCTAAAAACCAACAAACTTTAAAAGGTATAAAAAATACGGGTAAGATAGATATATCAGATGGAAAAATTGCAGAAGAAGCTACAAAATTTTTTAAAGAAAACAATCCTGAAGGTTATAAAAAATTAGAAGAAAGTTTACTTTTAAGTAATGCTAAAAGAGATAAAAACAGAAAAGATAATTCTAAAGGTGGCAGAATTAAAATGGCTAAAGGCGGACTACCAAACATATTAGGATTCTAATGAAGATCCACGAATACAACCAGATGATGGCGTACCTCACGCGGCCCGCTACTCCAACCGAGACACCAGACATTAGACAACCAGCAGCTAGCGGCGGGAGAATAGGTCTTGCATTAGGTACAGAACGAGAAACAACAGACAACACACAATTTGCATCTTTAGAAGATTCTACTATGGGTCCGGATGGCTATCCAATGACTGCGGGCAGACTTGATTTATTAAACCCAAAAACATACACCCAAGGATACGGTACATTAAAAAAAGCTGCGGATAAATATGGAGTTAAACTTGAAGATTGGCTTTCAAAAACTAAAAAAGAAAAAGATGCCATACTTTATGAATACAATAAAAATACATTACCAAGAGATTTAGACAGTTATGTTGCTGTACCAGATAAATTATTAACTAGAATAGAACCTTCTAAAAAAACTTTAGCAAAAACTGATGAAGAATTAATTGCAGAGTTAAGATTAAGACGTAATATGAATACTCCTGAATACTGGACTAACCTTGAGGCACTATCTAAAAACACAGGAAAAAGTGTTTCTAAATTAGAATTAGAATTAGCACCAGAAGGTGGAAAAATTTTTTCTTTCGCTGAAAAACTTACAGCAAGATTTGATAAAGATACAATTGAAAAAATGTTTCCTTCTGCAAAAAATTTAAGTCGTGCAAAAGAATATGCAAAAATTTTTAAAGTTAATAATAAAAAACCAATTAATTTTGGAGCTAAAGGTTCTGATTCACTTAATTATCAAACAAGTCCCGATCTCTTTGAAAAAAGAATAGAATTAATTAAAAATAAAAATTTTGATATGGACGCTCTCTATACTCAAATTGAATTAAAAGAAATTTTTAACTCACCTAATTTTGATTTAAGATATGTAGGATCAGTTTTACCTGACGCAGTTAAAAGAATAGGGCCAATGGTTGCTAAAAAAGGTACTCCGGGAGGAGTTAAACAAGGTTTAACATCTATCAATGATGTTATTAATGCATTTAAAACAAAAACATCTACGCCTACAATACTTCCTAGAGCAATTGGTTTTGCAGGTAGAAAAGCCCAACAAGAAATAGATGAAGGTCTATTTAAAATGACTGGAACAAGTTTTAGAAAAGTGCTTTCTAGAAAAATAAAAGAAAATAGTAAAACTAAACAAATTGAAGCTTTTACTGCCGGAGGTAAAATAGATCAAAACATAACTTCTATTTTACAAAAATACGATGTAAAAGTACCAGAGATAGCTCATTTAAACCCTGTAGAATTTGCTAAAAGAGAAATATTAAGCGAAACAAAAAATCCAACTAAATCACTAGATAGTTTATTAGGAAACCCTAGATTTCCAGGTTTTACTAAAAATATAGATAAGTTATACACAACTGAAAATTTAGGTTTTCAAGGTCCTTTTTTTAATTCAAATGTATTAGGAAGACAAATTCAAAAAGAATTAAAAGATGTTTATAAAAACATGCAACCTATTATTTTAAAATATCAAAATAAAAAAGTCCCACTAGCCATTCAAAGAGAAATTGAAAAATTAAATGGTCAAGCAAACAGGTTGTTAAAAAAATCTAGAGATGCTCAATCTACATTTAAACAAGAAATGACAGGGGCAGCAAAAAATTTTGAGGATTTATATAGTGGAACATTAGGTAAAACAGGGCCTTATGGAGAAGTGAGATTAGCAGAAAGCATGGGCAAAAATGAATTGAAAGTTATTAATTTAAATAAAACAAAAGGTTCTCCATTTATTATTAACAAAAGTAAAGGAGCTTTAAATGTTGATGCAAAAAATTGGTCTGACCTAAGTGATACTTCAAAAGTTAAAGCAAAACAAAGTTGGTTTAATAATTTTAAAACAAAAATGCTTACACAAATACCCGATGCTAGTGAAAAAAAAGTAATTGAAAAATATTTAGATTTATATGTTTCACCTTTAGAAAAAAGAGTAGGAAACATAGATCCTATTACTGGAAAGAGTATAGCTAAAACAAATGAGCCAAGAAGAACAGATACCTCATATAACGAAGGTGGCCGTGTTGGACTAGCCGAAGGATCCGAAGATCTTCCCGCAGAAACATTACCTGCAATTGCAGCAGGTGCTTATAGAGTTGGTAAACCTATTGTAAAAGGAGGACTTAAAGCTGCAGGTTCTGTTACGTCTGGATTAGCTTTTGCTACTACATCTTTTATTAAACATTTTAATCAAAGCACTGCGGATACTGAAGAAGGCAAAGTTTATGATGCACTTACAAAATCAT